CTTCCACTTGGATCTTTTGTGCTGCCACTGCTACCGCAACCTCGATAAGGCCGCGAAGGTCGTCGTTCGTGAACAGCGGCCGCAAGTCTACATAGTCTGCCATCAGTCACTCTCCTCTATCTGTGCTTCGGATACGTTGTCACGCCCAGCTAGGACGATGACACATTCCTCCGCTTCTTTGCGTTTGTCAAACGGGCCGAATAGGTGTCCTTCGTCCCGCCATATCATCACGAGCAACCGCCTCCACCCCCACTGATATTTACCCGTCCCAGTGCTGTGGTCGGCTTACGGACTATCGCCTCTAGGTCAATCGTCGTCCGCAGAATTGAACTTACCCGCAAACCCGAGCATCCTCGGGTGACTCACTATCCGTTTTTCTCTGGGTGTTGATCCACACCACGTACCATGATTGCCGTACCCGGAGTAGTCGTACTCTTGCTTCACTTCCTCGGGCGTGAGTGCGTGGTCGTGAATATCGCATTTCACAGGCCCGACTTCGATATAGTCGCTCGTTCCGTTGAATTCAGAGGCGTTTTCTTTGCACATGGTTAGTTGTCCGAGTTATAGTAGGTACAGTCCCAAAAGCTGCCGCCCGTCATAATTCGCGTCGTAGTTGTCGTGCTGATCGAATCTGATTCTGCTCGTGCCGGTGGGCAGATCGATAATCAAGTCGTCCCAATCGCCGACCCGCACCCATTGATCCGTGTACGCGAAAATGGCGTCCTGTGCGTGCCGTTCGTCGTTGAGGTTCCGCGTTTTCATGATCAGCGTGCGTGGCTCAAACGCGAGGGAGAGCGTAGCGCTGTTGGTCTGGTAGCTCCCACTCGTGGCGTTCGCCAGTTGCAAGGCACCGCCAACGAATGCCACGTTGCCGTCGAACTCCCAACCGTCCTCACGAGTCAGTGCCGTGTCAAACGTCTGGTGATAGACCTCGGTCATGGTCCCGTGTTGCGGTGCTGGTGGGGACACAGCCTCGACTTTGATCCAGTCCCATTCGTGGCCATCAATCGGGGCCGGGTAATTGTCCCGTTGCTGCAACGTGATTACCACGTCACCAGATGGCACGTCTACCGACCACAGTCCAGGCCTGGGCACACGCCGAACCCCGTTTATCCAGACGCCATCCTCGGAATGCGACTCGTCAGACAACGATGCAAATTGACCGAGGACGTAGGAGTTCTCAGGGACACCCTCGAGCGTAATCGTTACCGAGGTCGTGGCGTAGGTTCCGCGTACGATGCTGTCGAGACGCAGCTTACCGTCTACTACCTGCACACGCCCGAAATCACCCACGTCGTAGCTCGCGTACGTGGGGAACGAGTCGAACGTCTCATGGTACGGAGTCGATTGCGGCTGCGGATCTGTTTCGGGCAACACGATTGAATCCCAGTTCACACGCGAGGCGATAGGCGGCTTGTGGGGAATCGTTTCGGTTACGACGGTATCCGAATCGTAGTTGCCACGCAGTTGTTTGAACGTCACGAGGTCGCTGCGGAAGTCGTACTCCCAGACGTTTGCGTGGAAATAGGATTTTGCGTAGATGGGCGTTTTCGTTACCGGGTCATCCCATTGTCGTATCGTGCTGGAATTACTCCCCTGGATGGCGTGTCGTGTACCGAGTAGTTCAGCGACGTTTCCGTTTTTGTCGGGCAGGTAGATCCAGTGGACAGTGTTGTAGCCATTTCGCACCCGGCATCGACCAGCAACATTGTCCTCGGTGTCGTCCGCATCAGCATAGACGAGCGTTAGGAATTGGTGGCCGCTGTAGTCCGCACACCAGTAATCGGCCCGTCTCCCGTTCTCGTCTTCAGCCAACGTCATGATGAATCGGTCGCGACCGCCAGCGTTGTCCACATTGCGAACATACGCACCGGAACCGGGGCACCTCATGCCCCCTGGCTTCTTCGCGACGATAGCTTCGTCTGGGTACTGCGCAGCCCAATCGGCTAAACCGCTCAGCATGTGCCGTGGTTCGAGCCGTTCGAGTTGGAGGGGACGGGTCATGGCAGTTTTTCAATAATCGTCTTGTGGTCTTCGACTTGTTGTTCGTGCGTGTTCTGTACATTCTCAGTGAACTGCTTTAGGTGGTCGCGAACCTCTTGACCGATGATGTTCTGTTCAATCCCCTTGAGTGTGGCTAGTTCCTGTTGTCGCAACTCAGGCACATCTTCCATCAAAACGAATGACTGTTCCATGAGATGCGTTGTTTGATCAATCTTCGTCCCGTTTTGCTGGACCGCGCTAACGAGTGCCAACTGACTCGCTTGAAGCGTATCAACGGCCATCGCCATCTTTTCTTGTGCCGCTGTGCCTCGCTCTGTGCTGTCCGTCAGCAACTCCATCAACAACGCTCGGTCCTTCAGGTCTTGTGCCTGCTGTGCCCGCATCGGAGCGCCAACGAGAAACCACAGTGCCGCGCACGCGAGCAAAAGCATGAGAGCATTGAATCCATGACGATCGCCGATCTTTATCAAGAACTGCCAAGCGTTTTCTACGGTTTTGCCATTCACGTTGTCGGCCATTCAACTGCCCGCTATGCTCTACCGCCGTCTGCGGAATCTCTGGAAGAACCGTCGAAGCGGCCTCTGCCTGACCGCACGCTTTCTCGGCAACTGCCGAACCGATTGAACCCCTCACGTTCCGCACGCTGCCACAATCTGCTGTTTGGTGGGCGTCACCGTCACCGAGTGGTCCCCAGCCGGAACTAGGGTTAGGAGGAAAACGATGACGCCCATGATTGCCTCTATGTATCTGGATACGGTCGCCAAACGTACACGCCAGGGACTCCCGGTTTCGGGATTGCGATCCATCGGTGTTCGTCTAAGGACGTGACGCCCCGGATTGCGATGATGTCGCCGACCTGTTCAGCGTACATCTCCCCAGTAAGATTCGGAGTCGGTGTTGGTGGCAGCGGGCTGTCAGACAAAAACCCCTTGACTCGTGGCAGCCATGCGTAATCGCAGGAAAGACGGGATAACACATCGGACGCCCACCACACCCAGGCACCAGCCGGTTGACGCCCCCACCACTCTGGCCAGTATTGCGGAGCACATTCGCCACGCCACTGGCCTAGCTCGGTGCTCCACGTCTGATTCATCACGACCGGGAAATCATCGTCCCGTGGTTGAACACCGATCACGTCCTGGCAGAACCGCCGGAAGTCGTCCGAATCATCGCAGCCAACGCCGGATTGCATGTGCGGCCCGACGCTGCCAATCGTGAAGGGCTTGCTTCCGCCGCTTGTCCTGCGTCCGCTGGTATGGATCACACCCCCAGCCGCGAACAACGCCCGCAACTCTTTCATGCCACCTTGCCAGCGAGTGATCGCACCATCTTCAAATGGATGGGCCTTCGATGAAATGTCGGACAGCCAACTCTTGATGCCAGTCCGACACCAAGTGCGAGCCGCAACCTGTTCGTCCCCGTCCTCATCCCGTAGGTCAACCGAGTTGCTACCGCTGCCGTAGATGGTTCGGAAAACTGCCCCAGTTCTGAGAGCTATTGAGGCACAGCCGCCGCCGTTCCACCCGTCTGAACAGTAGCCCCTGCCCGCATACCACAGGCAACTGGGATCGAACTTGTAGACCTCATCAAATCCGCCGTGGATGATTCGCCAGCCAAGCAAAGCTGCCATGTGTTCCGCGGCAGACATGGCCACACACGAACCACGATCCTGATCCCTTGCATACGGGGGTGGGCAAGGTTGGTTGGCACGCTCCCACGCTGCAAACCCTGCTGCGAACACGGGCCAACACTCACCGGCCCCGTCGTTTTCCAATTGAGGCAACACGTCACCGAAATACTTGATCCGACCTGGCGTATCGTGCAAGAACTCATCGTCCAGATAGCGAGCAGAGATTCTCGCCCATGATGGAGATTCGTCATCGTCGATAAATGTGCCGATGAAATTGGATGACGGCGAGTAGACGACATCCGCCATGATGTTGCCGCCGCCGTTCCCCACATCACCGAACAGCCGCATGTCGGCTACGTTATCGTCTGGAATCAGGTTGGCGAGAACTTGATTCATGGCAGGGTCACACCTGCTGACAGAAACAACGGGAGGATATTTTCAATGAACCACATCAAAATCTCTAGCAATCGCTCCCAGTTGACTTGCTGCATGTCAGCGGGCAACGTCGAGTTGATTCCGTCAGCGGCCTCGGTTAAAGAGCTTCCGAAGTCGCCAACCGAAGCGCCTTGCTGAAGCAACTTTGCCCACTGAGCGTCGAGAGCTTCCTTGAGTGGCTTTAGCGCGGCTTGCTCTTTGTTCGACAGCGCATGTCGGCTCATGTACTTCACCGATACCTCGACCGCCGCTTGGCTCGTGATTTTGCCATCGGTTACTTGGTCCGCGATCATTTGATAAACCGAGGCGAGACTTCCCTTTGCCTCCATCTGGTTGGGAATCGCATCGCTGACCGCTTTGATCTGCTTGCCAAATTCCGTCAGGTCGTCGGGGCCTGGCGGGTCCGGTGGGTCGGGAACATCCCCCGGAACCAGAATCACGATAGGGGAAACCGAAACCGTACCCCCCGAGATCACGAGCAGGTATTGGCCATCCTGAATACCCGATACATCGACAACGGTTTTAGTTTGTGCCGAGGCGCAGGATGCCCACGCCATAGCGGCTAGCACCGCCAGTAGAATTCTCCTGTTCATTCGTCCCGTCCTCCATCAGATCCACTCGGTTCAAGAAACGAAAAAAGGCCACGAACCCCCGGAGGAGCGCGTGGCCTGTGTACATCGAATACGGCTAGGGCCTATCTAGTTGTCGTCGTCTATTCTACTCGTTTTCCTCTTGACAAGTCCAGACTCATTCGCTTTGCCGGATGCCTCCCGCCACGTCTCAATGCGGCATTCGCCGGAAATAACCCGCACCCAGTGCCGCCCCAAACGGGTCAGACTGCCCTTCCTGAGCCAGATTTTACGCTTCCGTTCTTCGCTCATTTCAATCAGGATAAATGATCCATGTCATATCACCTCTGACTGATTGCCCCCGGTCGGAGTCGAACCGACTGCTATCGTCACCGATAGCATTGGCCTTTCAGGGGCTCTGTCGGTATATCTATTACTGGTTACACCCTCTTGCCGCCGTGCCGATACCCACGGTGTCGATTTTTTTCTAGCTTGGCTTCGACCACCGCATCGAAACCGCTTTGAAATCCGCCGACGCAATCGAGCACCCGAATCAACACGTCCGCCATTTCTTCCATGAAGTTTTCATGGTCGTTTTTTCGATATGCCTCCAAAGCCTCAGAAACCTCGGAATGAATCAACGCTAGGACGGCGGGCACCTTATAAGGGTTTCCATTCCAGTCCCCAGCGGTCGTCACGTTCCAGCCGTTGGCGCGGTTGATGGAGCGGATTTCCGCCGCCAACTCATCCAGAACCATAACTGTCTTGGTCGCTGGGTGCGGAATCTCGACCGCCGGTGCCAGATGGCACAGCTCGCAGTTCGCCAGGGTGTTCCCGTGCACGCATTCGCCATACCGTGGTTCTGGCATTGCTACTGCTCCTATCTATACTGATGTCCCCAGAGACCGGATCGGAACTCTGGCGAAATTTACTCTGAATTCATCTAGTACGCCACGACAATTTGCCCCGTGTTTTCTGTCGGGGTGCTGACGTAGCGGTCTTCGACTAGGGTTGCTGCCTGCAATTCGACACTGGCCAACTCGTATAGCGCTGCGCTTCCGTCTGGTGTTTCCGCCACTCTGATGCAGAAGTCCAGGTCACCGTGCCCATGCGCTTCTCGCAAACTGTTCAAGCGGCGGATAAGGTCGTCTAGTGTCATTTCGCCCTCGCTATCCTGGGTTCAACTGGTCAAACAGTCGCGAGTCTCAACGCCGTTAGTTTCGCATTGGTTTCGTCCATTTGCGCTAATGTCATCACTTCGCTCCTGATCCGATCTCCACCAACGCCCGGATTATCACGCTCAACGCGAACGCGATCACAATCGCCAACGACCCCCAGCGGAATACTCTGTCAGTCGTGCTCATGTCTAGTGTCGTCTCCACGATTCCTGCTCTTGCTTTTCAAGCGCGACGATCTCGTCGCGAGCCTCGATCAGCAGCGATAGCAGGGAGTCTCCAGTACCGAGTCGGATCTGTCCCCACTGGTCAGTCTCGCGCTTAATCCGCTCCTCGATTCGTTTCAATAGGTCCATCATTCGTATGTTCCTATACAGTTCCGCCGCATGTGCTGCATTCCCACGTCCCATCGGATCGCTGGACAAAGAACCGCCATGCGTCACAGTCGTCACACCATTGCCGTACCTGGCACATCAGTCCGCTCCATTATAGTCGCGTTCAACAATCCGCCTGACTATCCACTCTACGCACGGAACGGCCACAGCGTTTCCCAGCATTCGATAGCGTGGTCCGTCTGCTATTTCCTTGCCGTCTTCGCCGTAGCGGGTCCAGTCGTCGGGGAATCCCTGTAGTCGTTCGCATTCTTTGGGGGTTAGGCGGCGGACTGCCATAGATTCCTTGATAATCATCGTTTCTTGATTCTGATGCGGATGCAACCCTTCCCTATCTAGGGATGATGCGCGTTCCACCTCCTGCCCACCATCATAATTCATGCGGAATGCCACCAGTCTCGCCGCGATGCCGTGTTGTTTCCCAGCCTGCAATGTAAACATCGGGTCGCCATTATTTCCCACCCCTATTCCGTCTCGTTGCATTTCACCTGGCCTGCCACCTGTTCTAGCGCCAACTTCAAGGATGGGGGCAACTCCCTCCCCCGTTTCTCTGCTCGGCGGAGAATCCCACGGCAAGCCTTTGCGCTCAAATAATACTTCTGCGGCACGTTTCCAGTCTCCAAGACATCCGACAACGAACACACGCCGGCGGCGCTGTGGAACTCCGCAGTATTGAGCGTCGAGAACGCGGTAGGCGGTCCCATACCCGAGTTCCGCCAAGTCCCTGAGCACGGTAAGCCAATCCCTTCCTCCGTTGACTGACAGAATTCCAGGGACGTTCTCCCCGAGAAACCAACGGGGACACTGCTCGGCAAGAACGCGGACGACTTCCCCCCAGAGTCCGCTTCGTTCGTCAGCCATTCCAGCACGCCGTCCAGCCACACTGTTTCCCTGACAGGGCCATCCTGCGGTGAGGATGTCGGCTCGGTATCCAGGCCCGCAAACAGCGGTAACACATTCGACTGTTCGTTCATTTGGGAAATGTCTCCGCCTCACGCTGTTACATTTCTGGTCGCACTCTGCGGCCCATACTGGTGTGATTCCAACGCGACGACACGCCTCGTCGAATCCACCGATCCCCGCAAATAACGAACCACCTATCACGCTACTGTCTCCATTTCCTAGCCATGTCAGTGTGTCCTGTTCTGATTACCCGTACGCTGCAAGTGCCTTGCGCAACTCGTCAGACGTTCCAAACTCTTTGATGTTTTTCCGAATGTCCTTCTGCGACATCCATAACCAATCAATAACCACACCGTCTTCGAGGACATACATCCGCGCCGCTTCAGCACCACGGGCATGGCGGCGCGAATTGAATTCGATAAAGCGAAAGCTGATTTCTGGCTCTGTCATCACTCCCCCTCAGACTGATCGCCCTGGCGACAGCGCCACACGGGCGTGAATGTACTTCTCCAGGTCATTAGGGTCGCGGCCCATACCGAGTAGCAATCCTCCCTCCTCCAGGCTGGCCAGCATCGCTTGATCCCGGTCTGTTTCTGGCTGGAGATACAACTCGCATGTCCCGCTGTGGATCACGATCATTGATCCGTCCTATTACTACTAACTCCACCACGCATATCGCCAGCCGGTGGATTCAGTGATGGTTGCTTCGGTACAGAACTGTTCACCCGTGTCGGTCCACAGTTCACGCAGGGCCTTGTGTATTCGTTTGGATTCGCGTTTTCCCATCGTTTTCATTTTCCCCTCCGCACTCGCTGGCTCAATAACGCCGCGTCATACCAACTGAACGACAATTCGGGATCACTCGCGAATCGGCCAAACGACCGGCACGCCTCGTCAATCAGTCGATCGAGTGGCCTGCGTGGTTGCGTTCGCTTCTCAATCCTCTCGTTGCACGATACGCACAGCCAACCCGCTGGCTCCACTGGCCATGCGATTCCGCCGCAACGCGGGCACTTCGTGGTCCCAGGCCAATCGCCATTGTCATCGCTCATGTCATTCCGCTCCGATATGGTCGTTCCCCGCCGCAACCGCGTGGTACTCAGTGGACGCCCTGAGTTTGCCCATTGCCTCGTCGGCAAGCCGCTGTGCCGCAAAGGTGTAGCACGCCGATTTGTCCGCGAACACGTTATCTCCAGACACGATCTCAGGTGAGCCGTGAAACTCCACGAGCACTTTGTTCTTGTCGGGCCACCCACGTTGAAACACCGCGCATCGTGGCCCCTGAAAGCCATCCACCCACACATCCGTTCCGGGTTCGTATTCGGTCATTCGATTCTCCATCGCCTATATAGTCACTCTTCCGCCAACCACGCCGCGTTGCCCGTGATCAAAAACAGTGTGAATAGTAGCACGAATAGTACGAAGTTGATCTCCTCCGAATGTCTTGGCTCATCAGCGCCGCGTCATACCACGTGAACGACAACGACGGATCACTGGCAGTGCGGCCAAGGGAACGCAGTACCTCCGCTCGATTTTCGTCCGTGAATAACCAGACATACTGCTCTCTAGGTGTGGCAGTCTTGACCAGCACTAACACGTTCACATCGCCACTGCCTAACCGGTTAGTCATCGGACTCGCCCCGCATATATTTAATACGTTGTTCCAAAATCACTATCCGCTGCGTGAGATCGTCCAGCCGCACATGGTGACAATGAATGACCTCCTGGGTCGCCTCCAACTCTCTGCATCTGCGACAGTCGCAATCGTCACTTTTATCGACGTTTCTGGGCGGGTCTGGGTCGATCGTTTCCCTCTCTACTGGCCGAACCGGGATCGTGTTGATCGTGCCATCACGCAACGCTTCGTTGTCGCCGCCTGTCATCCTTGCGCCCCTTACTTCCGAATATCAGAAAACCAATATTGCATGAGTTCCGGTTCTGGGTTCGGTCGCTTATTTCGCCGCCTTCGTTCTGTGGCCGACCACCGCAATCGAATCTGCTCGCTCGCAGCCGCAATGTGATCGTCGGCCGCTTGCTCATCCTCTGGCATCGCCAACCAATCGCCGGGGAGCGGGCCCCGCTTCTTACGTTTCATTATGTAGATCCCTTTCGTATTGCCCTTGCCACCATCTCAACGTCTGGCGTGTTACGTTGCTCGGCCCTCTGTTTGAGTTCCAGAATCTGCCGTCGCATGTCAAGCCAGTCCGAATATCGGACCACCAGCAGGTCTTCGCCAAAGTCGGCATGGATCGCGACCGCATCGACGTTCTCGGTAGGTATCGTATAGGCGGCAATGCTCTTGCGTGCCTTGGCTTGGATCTTTACCCCATCTACCATCACGTCCACCTCGGGATGCCAATCCATTGCCAGCCCATTGCTACCCCAAGCCCGCTTGGCGTCGAGACCGCTGTCTGTTGCCATGTCGGTAATTCGCCGTTCGTGACGATATCCCTTACGCTTTGGTGCTGAGCCGCCTGGCATGGTTAGCCCTCCAAGTTCCACTCTTCCAGAACCGAATTCGGGTCTGGCCCACCCGCCGTCAACATCTGCCGGCCCGCATCGATCTGAACAAACCGCACACGCGAGCCCATGATTCCACGGTTCCGGTTCTTTGCACAAATCACTCGATACTCTGCCTCGTCCTCGTATTTATTGTCGTTTTGGTACGGCCACTGAAGGAACAGAACCACATCGGCGTCCTGTTCAATCTGGCCAGAGTCCCGAAGATGATGCAGTTGCGGGGCGCATCCCTTCTCGGTTTCCACAGCGCGGTTTAGTTGGGCCAAGGCAATGATGGCGATGTCGTTCTCAACGGCCGTTTGCTTCAGGACACGCGAAACCTCACTGACTTGCTCATAGCGGCTCTGACCGCGGGCCGTTAGCAGTTGCACGTAATCAACTACCGCAAATTTGACCCCGTGATGGACAACCGCTTGGTTTATCGCGTCCTGGGCGACCGTGACCGAATGGCAGCCTTCGGTAATCAGGATTGGCCGGCGGGCATCGCTGAATTCCACCACATCGTCAAACACCGCATCCCAACGTTCCCGCCAGACCCGTTCGCTAATCGACGTTGCATTCTGGATAGCACGCTTTGCCAGCGCTCTGGCCGTCATCTCCTCACTGACAATCAGGCACGAGGTGCCTTGGGTTGCAATATGGAACATCCATTGCAAACCAAACAATGTCTTGCCATGTGACGGCCGGGCACCTACCACGCATAGCTCGCCAGGTGCCACCCCGCCTATGGCGTCATCGACTGGCCAGAGCCCCGTCCGATAAAGGATGGGGTCTGCTTCCTGTAGATCCACCATGTAAGATTTCATGGCGGATTGGATGGAAACGAACGGCAGCCGCGTCATCGGATAGCCTTTCCAGTTCATCGAGGTGATGCTTGATCTTCTTCCGTTGGCCGGCAAATTCCTGTAAACGGGCCGCGTAGACCCGCCATACTTTGACCTTGCCGGCGTCACATTCAATCAACCGCTTCATCCAGGGCCAGAAATACCCCCATCTTCCCTCTGATAGCGTTCCGAGGAGACGTTCGTCATCGCAGTCGCGGGCCATCTTCATGGTCGTGAACAGCCACTGATGCCACTCATCGACGAACCAGTCTTGGTGGACGGTACTGATAGCCCGGGCACGTTCCGGGGTCCGCATGATCAGCAGGGCAGAAAGCAGCAGCCGTTCGGTTTCGATATCAACCGGGATCATTTGCCGTACACCTTGGAGAATTCGTCTGGCGTTAACACCTTCTCGCCGTTGCCGTCTTCACTAACCCCCCACCCGTTCTCTTTCCAGTGATCCACTGCCGCTCGCCAGTCGGTCATGTTGGCTGTTCCGACCTTCCACCCCTTCTGGGTGTAGAAGGCAATAAACGCCTTCGCGTTCATCGGGTAGTTAGTCTGGGTGGCATACTCTTCAATGTCAGATAATGACGGAGGAACAAACGCACATTCTTTCTTTGTATGTTTCTTTCTTCTTACTCTTCTCTTCTCTCCTCTAGTCCCTGTTTCCGATGGACATTTGTCCCCGGTTTCAGGGGACAAACTTGCACGTTGTAACCGCTTCTTTTCAGCCGCAAGTGCCCTGTTCTTGGCACTTTCCGACAAATGGCGCTGAAACTTAGGAATAGTAGTTATGGGGTATAATGGGTCTGATTCGTCATATTCGAGCCAGCCGACTTGGACGAGCAGTTCTGGAAAACCCGGCAACCCTAACACGCAACCGAGGGACAAAAGGGTCGGACCTTTGAGACATCCGTCCCCAGTTTGTCGGGACACAAGTCCCCAAAATCTGTGACACATTCCGACCACTGTCTCGGGTCTAACGTCCAATTGCTGAGCGATCCAGAGAACCGACGGGTCTTCGTGCAGGTCTTCACGCATCTTGATCCAATCGCCAGCCATCCGTGATCCCTCGCAATGTGCTATCAGATTGCCTAGTTTTTCCCGCCAGCACTCGCCGCGACTTATCCGAATCACTCCGACGCGCGGCGAGCCCAGCGAGAAAGGGGAAACCTTAAAATGGAATTTCGTCGCCGGTCTTTGGATTCTCAACCGCGTCCGTCTTTGCCCGTTCCATGACGGTTAGCGGCGATGGCTTGTAGCCCTTCACCTCATTGGACATCTGCCCTTCAAACTCCTTCTGCTTGACGACCGCAAGCAGGGGCTTGGCGTGCAGATCCTCTGAGTCCTTCGGAGTCATCACCCCGACCGCCCGACAAATGGCCGAGAGCGTCCCCTTTGCTATCTTCACGGCCTCCTCGCTGGGGTTGCGCAAGTTCAGTCGATCCCACAGCACGCGGTTCGCAAACGGACCGTGCTGCACCTCCAGACGCAACTCAAGATATTCGCCGTTGCCTTTCTTCGTCGGCTTCATCTCCGATTCGGTGATCACCACCTCATAGACATCCGGTGGCAGCGGCTCGAGGGCGCTGGTTGGTTCCACCTCATCCGCGTTGAATCCGTGCAAACTGGTCATTTCGTCGGTTCCCCTTTCTTTACTGGTTTTCTCTTGCTACTCCCATCCACCACCACTCCCGCGATATTGCCGCCGTTCATCGCCGCCGCGTAGGCATCGTAATTCAGCGGCAGAACATCAGGCAACGCGACTCGACGCTTCGCCAGATGACTTGGCATCTCGCAGGTATACACCACCCGCTCACTGCTGACACCTCGCATCCTGGTCTGGTTAAATCCCTCTTCCACTTTCTTTGTCGCGACCCGGTAACCAGCGAAAAACACCTCGTCGCACCACTCCATCAGCCGAGACGCAACCGACTTGTGGAGATCCGGTTCGTAGCGATCGAACCCGTCGCTTTCTGGGTCCATAAATTTCACGACCTTAGCATGGGCGAGCAGGATAATTGACATCGATTTGTGCTCACGCAGAAAGTCAAGAGCCTTGATCACCCGATCCCATTCCGCGAGCGCGAACGTGTAGCCCTTGCCATAACCAAACTCTTCGATCGACGCCTTGCCGTGTTGGGTGCAAACATGCGCCCACAGCAACGGCTCGAGCCAATCGAGCGTGTCGATGCAAGCCGCGTTAAACTCGTGATCCTCACGACACAAAAACGACATCGCCTCCTGAAACTTACCGTATGTGTTGATCAACGGCGTTCGGTTGCAATCAATGTCATTTAGCCCGTCTTCTGTCGGCAACATCAGCACGCCTGGCCACGAGGCCCCCCATGTGCTTTTACCGTTCCCGTGCGGACCGTACATCATTGTCCGTCGCGGCTTCTCCTGTTTCCCTTTCAGAATCTCCATCGGTTCCCCTTTCGAGAGAATTGTGGTTTTGGGTTTCGATGTAGTCGTCGATCTCCTCGCCCATGTTGGCGAGGGCGTTGGCGAGGATGCCGTCGGGGACCATGGCGGCGTCGATGGTGTGCGCGGCGACGGCTCGCTCGGCGCGGATGATCCGGCCGAGCGTCGGCTCGAAATACTCGAGGTGGAGCCGTAGGTCGTGGGCGTGTTGTCCGGGCGCGTCGATTGTGAGCGTCCGGCCTCGTTGGGCGGTCTTGAGAATCAGGCGGGCGAGCGTCCGGGCGTCGTTCACTTTGGGCCCCTTTCGAGAGAATGCTGGTATTGAATAGCTGCGAACATTTCGACGTTCGTTAGAGGTCTTCCGTCGATTTCAAAGTCTCGTGACTCTTCCGCAACTCGCCGTCCAAGCTCGATCAGTTCAGCATTATCTAACAGCTTTGCCATCACGGTCCTTCTTCGCATCGTCACGCACGATTTTTGTAGTGTGAGGTGCAGTGATGCCGAGTCGTACGTCGCGCGGTCCCGCTCGCAAAACAACTATAGTTGCATCACCGACTTGAACCTCCTCGCCAATCTTCCGTGTGATTACCAACAAAATGCACCTCCCTGTTTGAAAGACGGGGCGCGGCAGTCCGTCATCTGTCGCTCGGTTTCCTTTGGATTCACGATGCCGAACCACCGCACGCTGGAACGACCAGCACCCCGCCGTAGAAAAAAACCTCGGCAGCGCAGCAAGCCACCACCGAGGCAGAACACCCGACCAGCTACGCCGCTGGTCTTGCGATCCCAGTTCGATAAAAAACAGCCGACCTCGCAATCCTTGTGCGATCCATGCCGCATCTCCTACAGGGCAGGTCGGCAGTTCAAAGGGGACGAAGTTTCATTGCACATCTCGTGCAGGAATCCACCTTCGCTCCCCCCCCATGTCAGTTCTATGATGTCGCGGCCAAGGTCTAGGTTGTCCATCAATTTGAATTGCGCGTCTGTCATCATCCCAAGTCCCTTCCTGTGAGAACGCTTCCGCCATTCGTGCAGGGATCGCCAGCACCGTCACCAGCGAGCACCCATCCGGTGCTCGACAGCCGCCAGTCAATTTCATATTCGCCCTCCTTCTCGTCAGTGGGCAGAATCGAAATCGACACGTAATCGAGCCGGTCGGCGCGATACTCGCCGGGCTGCACATCGAATGACCGGAAATACGGGACCACCTTTACGACTTGCCCGTCCCATTCCTGGCACTGGGAGATCAGTTCGTCCAGCGTTTTCGGCGTCTCGTTGATGTGCTCACCACATTTTGCCGCGTACATTTTCCCAGCAAGTAATGCCATGTTCACCCTCCTGTCCTAACTAGTCGCGTTTGAATCCGTGGTCCTTGAATAGTGACTGTGGTTCAATTTCGTTGTGAAACACATTATTAGTCGATAGCGATACATAAAGCAAGTGCAATCCCAAAAAAATTTTACTCTGGAATTTACGCAGATTTTGGCCGGCCAACTGGGCGCCGTGTGAATCGCTTCACCTGCGACAACGGAATGGCGTAATTACGCCCAATCCGTTGCCCGATGTTTCCACGAGAACAATACCGACGCAAGCACGATTCAGATACACCGATCCGTTCTGCGGCCTCGGCCACCGTCAACCACCGCTCGTTGTTGATTACTGTCGCCATGTGAGGATTGTAGTGGCATCGCCAAGTTAAATCAACCAGAATTTGCTCGCCGTACCCTAGGGTAACGGAGCTAGATTTTTCCAGGTTGGACGTGATCTGTCCAGCCTGCATGGGGGCCGGTCAGTATGATGTGTTCTGGTTACGCTCGCCCGTACCTTCGCGGTGACTCAATAGGTTCGTCAATATCGACGGTTAGCCGGGCCGCGATATCCGCAACGACATCTGCTGATATCTCGGGGTGGACCTCTCGCAATGCCTCATACGCCTGAGCCCATTTTTCGATCTGGTATTTGACAGGTTCGCTAAGTGTCATTTCCCCGGTCGTCCCGTTTTGCGTTCGATTCGGTTGACCCGCGTTACTTCGCGCGGGTCGATTAGGTAATACCCGTGAGGGTCTTTCTCAGCCGCGAGGATGCCGCTGTCAATCATCGCGACGACCCGCTGGCGTGTTACGCCTCGGCGGCCCGTGCGTCGATTGAGCAGGCGTTTCGCGGCTTGTGATACGGTTAGCATGATTCGTCTCGCTGTCTCAAACTCCGTTGTGAAGGTGGTAGGGCACATTCATGCAATCTGGAATGTTCGCTTCAGGCATTCGATCTTATCCCCGGACAACAGCATTTCATGAACATCGTCCGGGTTCCATTCCAGACGACCAAGGCAAATGATTTGAGCCATCGCAAAGGAATCTGATTCGACCGTCTGGACGTCATCATCTTCCGTGACAGTTACTTTTACGTGCCTTCGTTCGCTCGTCATGGCTTTGCTCCCGTGGTTCGTGTTGTTGGTTCAGTTCTCGTCGATGTCGTCGTCCGCAAACATCGCAATCTCGCGGACCTGACTCGGTGAGGCATTCGCTCGCAGGTGTTTTTCGAGCGTCCGCAATCCCTGCCGTCTCTGCGAGCTAGTCAGATTCGTGTCCATGTAATATTCGCTTTTGTCCGCTACGATTCCGACCCGGTCGAATTCCTCGGCCAACCATTCGGCTCCGCGTCGTGTCCAGCTAGTCAGTATGCTGTTGATGTTTTCGTTCATCGTTTCTTTCCCTTTGCTCGTGTTGTTTTGTGTGCTCGTCATATCTACATTATCGCTATTTGTTGTCGGCTGTCAACATTAAAACAGGTGCAGGCAAGCAGAATACGGAAAGTATTTGCGGGCGACAACAGAAACCTATATAGGGATAGGAGTTAGGGCGAGAAAGTATTCCAGGGAAAACCTGGGAGGTGTCAGTATGACGTGATATGATCGCGTGACGCGACTAGAAGGGACGGATATAGTAGCGTCAGCAGTCGCCCCGCCGCTCAGCGAGTTCATCCATTCCGCCGATCCCGTGGAGCATCTCGGCGGCAGTCGGTTCGCTGCTACGTTGCAACGGGTGGCCACCATCAGCTAAGCTCGCCTGGGCCCGCAACGATATCGCCGCGTATTTGAGCCCTTTAGATTCGCACAGATCCGCCGCGATCCGGTACTCGTCCGATAGATTACTCACAATAATGTACCTCCGATCGTAGAATAACAATCTGGAGGACAAAAGCAATGATGAGTTTCTTGCTCGGCTTAGTTGTTGGCATCGTCACCGGTGCCGCCGGTGTGCTGTAAATCACACCTCCAGCCACAAACCAATGGGGCATTCTGGCGGATCACCCCACACGGTTGTATCTCGTCTGATTAGCGCGTCTTGGTGCGAGCATCTGTTGCCCGCGCATGGGTGACGGTTGCATGGTTTGCATATAGATGTGATGCGACGCACCCACCGCATGTTATTGCGGTGAGCTTTTATGTCTGGCTGTTCAGGTGCGGGAACATCTATTTCAACGTCAGGGCCAGATGGCGTACGATCAGTGTACCCGCATTTGCATCTGACTGGGCCAGCAAGGATATGCAATAGGCAGGTAACGCCACAAGCATGGCATACCCATTGCTGCTTGATTATGCGCTGAGCTTGCATGTCACGGACGACCAGTCACAGGCAGTAAAACCGCTAGGCATGGAAATTAAGGTTGCAACCTCATCAACAATGTTTTGGCAATTCCAGAAGGTTGCATTAGACCAGGGATCTATCTCCCATAACGCAGTTTCGCTAAAAAAACTATCCCGAATTTCCATCTTAATATATACCCTGCCCTCGACGCCGGAAGGTACATCAATATCACCATCGTTCCCCATAAACACGGTGACCTTGCCACGTAGATTTCCGTTACAAGTCTCAATTTGCGTGCTGCTGATGTACGTGCATGGTCGCAAGACGTTATTTATCGCATTCTGCCGATCACATACCCAGCTACCATTAAACGGCGTACAGGTGCAGTTTTTATTTGCCAAAAGATCAATTTCAATGGTAACATTTTCCAAATTAGATGTGCCAGGCCAACAAGGCAAGCACTCTTGTGGACAATGCGTACAGCCAACCTCTTCATCGGTCGTGGTGGTCGCATCTGCCCATGACGCAGCAGTGAGCGCGACGCTCGCTTTCATGCCTGTTACAACTGGTGCAGCGCCTTCTTCAACATCTGCGGAAAACCCAATCTTATTACCCCCAACTGGTGTTGTCGGAGTGCCTATCTCTGCACGAGCATTGCCAAGTCCTGGGTGATCGTAACGGGCCGAGATCCCAAGTTCATTAACACAGGCAGTAAGCGTGAATGAAGACCCCCAAACGACTTGGACCGATATCAAATCTCCATCTCCCGCGCTCCCGAGGTAAAGCCACACTCGCGGAATGCCAAAATATGGCGTTCCGGCTGTAATTCTAGCGTAGTGGTAATTGTCGGGGTCTTCATAATCAAGCAGTAGATAAAAATCGGAGTTCAAAGAAAGTCCCCAAACCTTGATTTCAACCTGATGTGGTCTACCATCACTCAGGTTTTCCGTTTTCTGAAATACCTCACACGTGCCAACAGGCAACTCTATCCCCGTGGTTGGGTTTGATACCCACTGTGGCGCGCCATCCGTTACATTCCATTCACAATTGCCGGATACAGCTCCCGAGTAACGAGGGTGCAGTAAATACCATAAACAGGTTTCGCACGATTCGCAGTAAAGAGCATCATCCGTGTAGGAGTTCCACGTAAACGCATCAAAGGACACATTAACAGCAGTGCCCCCCGTTGCCAGAGCAGCGTCTTTACCGGTCACACCAGCAGCATCTATTTCAATTTTTGCAAACGCAGCCGGCTCCGTCCCGTGTGATTCCGCCTGCGCAAAGATTCTATCAGTCCTACCTGAATACCCAGTCCTGTGACATGCAGATACAGCAACCCAATTCCCAGGCTTTGCACCCAAAAGAATTTGGTCAACGTGTTGCTGAACACCACCCTTGAACAGACGTAGAAATCCACACTCCGTGCCAAATTCTACTTCAGCGTATACGTCGCTTACTCCATTGTAGGTTGCGTAAACGCGGGCAATGTCCCCGTCATTACCTTGTACATGCACATGGACTACATTATTTGCCCCTGAGTTCGACGTGGTCGGGGTGACTAGCGCATTTGTTGACGGAACAGTTAACGTCTCATTTGATATTTCCCAGTCACCATCGACCTCGCTCCAGTCACTGCCAATATCAGTCGAGTCTGGTCGATCAAAATCGTCATCCAGAATCGTGCATAGTTGTGGATGTGGAGGATCAACTTCACAACAGTTACACCCGCCCGCTTTATGCTTGGGAGGCATTAGCAATCCTCCCAGACCGCAAGATATGTCCCCTTCATATGCTCTTGCCCGATCTGGACGTAAGCACTCGCGGCTACCGCCGTCGTTGACATGTTTTTGACGGTAACGGTTACGTCGTCGCCGTTGCGGTCTTGCTTGACGGTTAATGCATCCGTGTCGGGGTCAATGTAGTACAGGGTGACTGTCCCCGTCCCCACCGTACTACCCGAGCGAGCGGTAATCCCACTGCCATCAGTTTTGCCGATGAGAAAACGATAGACTGCCGTGGGCTGTTGTCGCTGGCCGAGTAGCCTATCCCCATAGTGCTTTTCTGCCCAGCGAACAGCCCTAGCAATTCGGCTTGCGGAGTGTTCTGAGAACTGGCGGAGCATGTATCACCCACGAATATCGGCCAAGATCGCGACGTAACCGACTCTCGCCTTTACGACGGTTGCAGTTGCCGCGTCATTGACTGCAAGCGCCATGCGTATATCTAGCCAGTCACCAGCAGTCAGACTCGTTGCTGTGATGGTGAAATCGCAATTGCTGAGCGTCGTGTCGCCGTTGATATTGATTGCATCCGTTTCGCATAGATCCGTAGGACTGCCGCCAGCCGCTGCGGCCTTGTCTGACTCATAAACAGAAAAATCAATAGTAGCGCTGTTGTCGGCCACCGTGGTGACCATCCCAGCATTCGCTCGTAACGTCACTGTCTGCGCTGATTCGTATTCTGGTGGCAGTTGGCGTTGAGCCCGACCGTACAACGTAACCGCGCCCTCGCCTTTAACGTCGCGAGTTTCAATCGTCGGCACGCCAGTCGCAAACGTGTTGCCCGCTATGCCAAGATCGTCACGCGCCGACGTACCCCAGAATTCGAGCATCAACCGCCCGGCCGTGTAGGTTGCATCGCCGCCAGTTCCACCAGTCAGGTAAAGATACTGATTAGCAGCCGGTGCCGTCACCATCACCTCACTACCGACAGTCAGGTCACCCGAGTTGCATAGCTTGGTTTCTGTCAGATCGGCGATTGCGGTATCCTCAACGCCCGTGTCCTCCGTTGCAGAGTGTATATCTATGTCATCGTCACCCGTCGCGGGCGTTTCCAAGCATGTCAGTTTTCCGCCAAGAATCGTACCATTGACTGCTGCGGTGATTTGTCCAAGGTACGCCTTTCCGGTCCCGTCATCACCGATAATATCATCAGCCGTTCCGCCACTGTTGAGCCCGGTCAAGTCAATCAGGATCGTGGTTTTCACGATTGATCCATGATGTTCGATACTGGTCGCGAACGATTCAGCAGCGCCAGTGATCCCGACACCAGCTACGTTTGCGTTCGTGTCGAGCGGGGACGCTACGTCATTCCATTTGCGCCACGACTCAAACGGGATCATGTAATGAGCGTTTGACGTTTGCTCAATGTCGGTACGCTGCACGGTTGGCAAGCTGCCGGCTACGGTCAAGTCACCCTGGATCAACACGTCAAGCGGAAGTAAAAGCGTTGTCATCTCATCGTCCTCTTATGCTGTCGGAACGCCCAACAAAGCGTAGTCTCTGTCTTTGTACGGATAAAACGGACCCGGGCGACCACTGGACCCATCGAGATACACGGGCGGATCGGTTGCGAACGCGGTAGGATCTAGAAACTCACCGGCACCGTCGAGGTATTCCATCTTGCCATGTAAAACGATGGTATCTGTGTCGTCTGTTGGAAACGCGCCATTCTGGTCGCGGTATCCCTGGTCAACGGGCGACACCGTCCACTTGGAAGTCTCGTCGGCCTGGAATTCATACGCCACAGAATAATAGTTAACCGATGGCGTAAAATACAATTCCTGCCACGGCGCGCGACGTAACAGCCACACACCTGGTAACATTCCCCAGAACGGTTTTTCGTTCCGTGAGTTTACAAAGTCGAGCAAAACCTGAAGTGAAAACTGCGCACTAGAATAGGCACGTTCAATAACCAACGTCGGGTGGTATATCTCGCGCTTCAAGAATGGCTCTAGCAGATTGCCTGCGCTGTTTTCTACCACCTGCAATTGAGTGTCACGCCAATAATCAATCTCCTCTGGGATGAAATCGCCGCTGATCTTAGCGGGGATGTCCCACGGGTAAGTTTCCTGCTCGATGTCCACCTGCGGCAGCTTTACTCCACTGATGCTACTTGAAACCGTTGCAAACTGAACCGACACACCCCAAACCTTTAGCGATCCATCAACCGATTTCGGCTTGACTGTCGGCATCCCGATACGCACAGCCCCGTCATCCGACTCGTCACCAAATTCATAAGTCGATGTGTTGCTTGGTAATCGCGAGTCATTCGCGACAGTGCGCGGCCCATCATTGCGTGAGTCTGTTTTGACTTGATACTCAACGGAATACTGACGCCCGCCCCCTGCTGGGAACGATGCTGATGCCGATAGCGCCTCTACGTCAGTGACGGCCATTATTGGATGTCCTGTTCAATGACTGGAGGCTCTTCCTTACCTGCTATCGATTCAAGATATTCAGTCATTTGCTTGAGGTAGAACATATTTTGATCCGCTATAGATCCACTAACCACAGTAGCCTGCTTCACCTGTTGTGCTGGCACTTGCACTCCCTGTGCCGCCCATCCGGCAGTTTCCGCCACGTATTGAACGAACCCGCTCGCGTCACTTTCCTTAAAGCTCGCCATTGCGTTATCTAATGCGGTTTTTCTGGCTGCACCTCCAAGGAAAAACTGATCTTCGTTGGCGATCTCTCTTCTAACCGCCGCTCGATTCAGATCGTTTATTGAAAGGAACTCACGACCTGCCTTTGTCGTCGGATCGGATGCTGCCATGTACAGTTGAGACATCGCAGCTTCAGGAGTTCCGGTTAGACTTTGTTCCCTTGTCACCAATGCACGTCTTCTTTTTATTTCTGGCAAATTCTGCGTAATTCGTTTGTAAGCATCACGCAATTCTATGCTCTCTTTAAGGAACTCATCTCTCTCCTTTTTAGGCATTCCCTGAAGAGCCTCTGCCGCCGCGACTGCTCCCCCCAAACCTGACAATTTTTCGTCTTGCGACACTTTAGAACCGAACGTTTTCAACCGTTCGCCAGCCATTTTGGGCGTAGCAAACGATGACGCTAATACACTTCCCAACGCCAGAGTTTCCGCTGGTGTAGATCCAGCCTGTGATAATCCAGAAGCCGCAATCGGCATTGCCTGTACGAGTTTTTCAAATGTTGCGCGAGATCGGCCCGACGCTACTAACGACATATTCAATGACTGCCGAGGAGTTATATCCGCACCAGGAAACAACCCCGGAAACTGCCCGGCGGCAGTTATTGCAGTCTCGGCAGATCCGAAGGTTCTGGCGAATTTTGCCACCGCTGGCATTGCACCTTCAAAACCTTCAGACCGCGCAGAAAACATGATATTTGACGCATCATCGCGACTTATTCCAAACTGCATTGCCATCTGATCGCGAGTCCGTAGCATCTTGTCAAGGTCTTGGGCCTTCGTGAGGCCATCGCCCGCGCGTGCAACCTGTCTCAACCTTTGCGTTGCCGGTTGCATTGCTTTAGTCGATTCAATGGCCTTATTTGTTTCCTCATTCACATACCGGAAAGCATCCCCAACGGTCTGAGTCGCCTTGCTGAAGAGCATCATGACACCCTGCGCACCAAGATAGCCTTTTATCATCTCACCGAAGTCTGAAGTGGCTTTGTTAGCGCCAAGTGTTTCCTCTTTTATCTTTTTTACACCAGCGGCGTGTTGCTTAGTGGTAAGCAACCCCTGCCCAAGCAACCTATCCATGCCTGCTATTGATTGATTCATCTTGTCAATCGGTGCCGCCGTCTGCTCAATTACTTTCTTCGCCGCTCCGATCTCTCGTTTAGTCGCACCGATACCCTTAGTGAAATCGGTGGTATCAGCGATGATTTTGTACGTCAGGGATGAGATGCTAGTCGCCATTATCCGTATCGTGCTTTAGCTTTCGCTTCCATCGCCTCGACGCTTAACGTCGTATCCGGTTCCTCTGACGCCTGTTCCAAATCCGGCCGCAACAACAAGTCCTCGTGAATTTGAGCCGCCACCAACTCCGAAAACTCCCGAGGTGATACGCACGAAAGAAACTCGTCGGCTGTCCTAAACCCGTACGCTTTCGCCAACCGCACAGCGATCAATCGGTGTGGGTCGCTTCGGAGTTTTTTACTGCGTCCCCATCTTCAACGTCGTCCTCGAACAGCCCCGTAAGAGTCATCACGCATTCGGCCATCTGTGCAATTGCCTTGCTTGGTATGTCGAGCATCACACCGCTACGTATGTCGTCTTCTGACAGGACAAGGTTGCCGTCGCCGTCGCACATCGAATAGGCAATCATGGCCAGCCGTTGCTCTGCTTGTCGAGCGGGGATTGTCTCGCCCTTTTTGTTTACCGCTCGCTGTTCCCATTTCCGACGATCGCCCTCGGTCCACGAGCGGAAACGACAACACCCAACGTGTGCGATCTCCTTAGCCTCAAATTCTCGCACGTACGGCTTGAACAGATCGCCACGGCCTGCAAAGCCGTTGCCATTACCCTCACTCATCGTCTTCCTCCAATGGATTCTCTGGCATCAGCGGGGGCATGTTGACGCTGTCCGGTTGTCCAAACGTTTCCGAAACCTTGGCCCCGATTATGTCTAACTGCTCAACCGGCAGATGCACTATCAAGCACACTGGCTGATCTGGAACCGCCGAGCAGTACCCGATCAAATAGCCGTCCAGGTAGATGCCTCTCTGATCAGGAAACAACGGCACAGGCTCGCCAGTTTCGGTGAATAACGGCTGCTTGGTATGTGGATGGCGAGCCTGCGCCGGATGATTGCGAAACGTGATATTCATGATCCCGCCGTGTACGTCGGTCCTGTTTTCGCGTCCCATTCGATTGTCATCGTTCCGGCCATGATGGTGCCGACACTAGACGACGGACCCTCAACGCTAACCACGTTTGCGGTTCCGGCCAGCGTGCCGTTGCTCGACTCGCCAGACTTGAGCGGAAATGTCACCGTGACCGTGTCGGGTGTGGTATTGGTGGTTGGGAACGTCGAAAAACTTTGGTCCCAATAGAAATTGCCCGTAAACGATCCGTAATCCGGAAGATCACCCGGCATCTTCGTCATCGCTGTCGATTCCAGGTGATGGTCTGGAATCGATGCGCGGGATTCCGTGGTGCCACTTATCTCGGTGAAATTCCCTGAGAACCCCGAATTTGTACCGCCGGAAAATGCAATCGTTACGCCTGCGCCTGTGTCGCCGTTGTCAGCCATATCGATACTCCTTATGCGGGCACTTGCACACCGCTGTTAATGATCTGTACCTTGAGATTTGCGGCAGTGATTCCGATGCCCAGTTGCACCACATAGTCGTCTGTAGCCAAGTCGGTCGATGGCGCAACGCCTCCCTCAGTTCCGCTGACGAAATACCGGCCGCCAATAGTGACCGTAGCACCCATGTTCACAACGCAACCGTTGCCAGCGTAGGACAACGGTTGCCCGTTGCTGGCACCGTTCAACGCGATCCCGACAGCGGAAGATGTTGCGGCCGTGTTGTCGCAATCAGCGCGATACAATTCTGAATCCGCTGATTTGAGATAGATCGATTGTCCCGCCGTTATCGTTTCGCCAGCAGTTCCGTTGCGAGCCGTTCCGCTGACAAGCAACACATTTGCGGCCGTTACAGTTAGATCCGCCATTTGATTCGCTCCGTTTTAGGCGATAGATTCCTCGTGAAAGACTCTGTATATTCGTCGCGTAATCCACCACAGAATGGATTGCTTATCCGCCGTCCATTTTACGTCTGTTTCGCGGTGCTGACTCACCGTTACGCTGCTCACATAACTATCACCCCAGGTCGTATTGACGGGGCCTTGCAGGTTCACGCGTATCGTTTCCGCCAAGCTGTTAGCCGCGGCACGGGTCGCCGCATACGAGTCAACTAGCATCACAGTTTCAGCCACCCCCAACGCACCTCCGAGGTGCTCGTAACTATCACCGCCGCCCGTCTCGCCGTACACGATCGCCGGCAATGACATCTTGTGCTTAGGCACGTCGGGATAGATTCTCGCGAGAGTACCAGCACCAACGATGTCGGTTATGTCCGACACCGCTTTCAGTCGGGTTTTGAAATCCGCGTTGAAATCCATCTATCCCATCACTCGCTTAATTGCGCGATCTATCGCCGTGGTTATTGCGGTCGCCTGTGCGTTCAATGTGTATTGTGCAGCAGGCCCGAGGAACGGTTGCTTCTTTACCTTGGCTCCCGTTTTAATCGGTTTGCCGGACCAGTTGCTCGTATGCCGAATTGAAAACCCGCCAGGCGTCTTGTCGGACTGGCCCTCGACGAGCCACGCATGCCGGCCATGCGCCCACGTACCACCGACAATAGCAATAGGACCAACCCGCCCCTCGAAAACCTTGACCACCAGTGCGTCTCGGAGGTGCTTTCCGTCCTCGTCATCGCTGATAGGGACAATCGACTTTGCCTCTTTGACCACCGCACGACCAGCGGAACGCAACCCCGACATTAGCGTCTTGCCACGCAACTCGATCGGCAATCGCTCAAGTTTTCGTTGTGCCTCATCGGCACCTTTTAGCGTGACCGTGGTTCCCACTAGCTCACCTTGATACAGTGGAGGATTAAATACCTGGGCCGCCCGTGAACTCGCACCGTTTGAACTTCGCCTATGTTCAGCGTGTCATCCGCAAACGGTCCCTCTGTCACGCTGATTTGCATTGACTCTGTAATATCGTCGAAGTAATGACAAGTCACCTCGTACTTCACAAACGTCGTTTGCTCTTTCTCATGTCCTCCAACGTGGTCAATCTTCGCCGGTACGTCAGCCAAAAACGGCAGACCAGTAAACGATTGCTGCTCATCTGTCGGGTCGCTGGCGTCTTTGTAAATGTTGATCACATCCCGAAAGTCGCCCAGTGTTATCCGTGCCGGTGCGCGAGTCGTCATGGGTAACTACTCCGCATCAGTCGCCGGATAATGGCCTGATATGCGCTCTCAAATTCCCACGGGTTGCCGCGAGGATT